GCGGTATCGAATGCGGCCAATGCCATAAAGAATGCTGTTTCCAATGCGTTCAATGCGATGCTGAACGGCATCAAGAATGTCTGCGGAAATATCTATGGCGCGGTGAAGAGCGGATTTGACAAGGCTATCAATTTCGTGAAGAACCTGGCATCGGAAGCTTTCCAGTGGGGCGCTGATTTTATCGGCGGTATCGTGAACGGTATCAAGTCCATGATCGGCAAGGTCGGAGATGCGGTTTCTTCTGTTGCGGATAAGATACGGAGCTTCCTGCATTTCTCCGTTCCGGATGAAGGACCACTTACGGATTATGAGAGTTGGATGCCGGACTTTATCGGTGGACTGGCGAAGGGCATTGAGAAGAGCCGGGGCATGATCGAGAATGCTATGAACGGAGTGACTTCTGATCTGACCATTACTCCAAGAGTGATGGCAGCTCAGGGAGGCTATTCCGGTTCTGCTGCTTCAAGCGGAGATCTGATCTCCGGTATCAACACGGCACTGAATACGGCTTTGGCCGGGGGCGGTGCTGCAGGGGATATCGTGATCCCGGTTTATATCGGTGGTGACATGATCGATGAGATCGTGGTAACGGCTCAGCAGAGAATGAATTTAAGAAGTGGAGGCAGGTAAGATGGCTCATTTGCAGTATCTTGTTTTTAACAATGAGAATATCCCGATGCCTGCCTCTTATTCTGTGAGTTTATCGGATGTGGAGGCAGACAGCGGGGGTGTGACGGAAGCAGGAACCACGCAGAGGGATGTTGTCCGTGAAGGTGTGGTTCAGATCGGCGTGACATTCCGGGTATCGAAGAAATGGCTGAATAAGTTTTCAGCGTATAAGAAGCTGGCAAGTATTACCGTGGGATATTTGGACACGGAGACCATGAACATCGTTAACACGCAGATGTATATTGACGGGTATCAGGTGAAGCTGGTCAGCGATACAAGCTATGGAAGCTTGTGGGAGGTGTCCTTCACACTGAAAGAGTTTTAAGGAGGGCGGCTATGTATCCAGTGAGCAATGCCTTCCTTGAAGCGGTGAAGGCAAATACAAGAAAATATTACTGGACCGGCAGGATCACAACGACTGCCGGAACGGTTTATAACTTTAATCAGGATGATATGGTCAAGGGCAGCGGGTATATCACTTCCCAGTGTTGCGGATCCACGGAGATCGAACTGGGAACAGTGTATGCTGCGGAGATGGGAATCTCTCTTTTCTCTGAGATTAACCGGTACACACTGGAAGATGCGAAGGTGGAGCTGTTCTATCATTTGCAGGTGGCTGGCGGTTCCTATGAAACGATCCCGATGGGAATCTTTGAAGTATCGGAAGCAAACCGGAAAGCAAAGTGTCTGGAGATCAAAGCTTATGATTACATGGTGAGGTTTGAGAAGGCTTTTACTTCCCTGGAATCCATTGGTAATGCCTATGACTTCATGGTGCTTTGCAGTACGGCCTGTGATGTGACGTTGGCTCAGGACAGGGCAACGATTGAGGCAATGCCAAACGGAACCGAGAACCTGTCCATCTATTCTGATAATGATATTGAGACATACCGCGATGTGCTGTTCTATGTGGGACAGGTACTTGGCGGTTTTTTCGTGATCAACAGAGCCGGGGAGCTGGAGCTTCGGAAGTATGGTAATACGCCGGTACTGACTGTGGAGAGGAAGCACAGGTTTACTTCCAGCTTTTCAGACTTTATTACGAGATATACGGCGGTTTCTTCAACGAACCTGAGAACGCAGATCGCGGAGTATTATGCGCTGGATCCGGATGACGGTCTGACCATGAATCTGGGTGTTAATCCTCTGCTACAGTTTGGCCTGGAAGAGACCAGACGGCAGCTCTGCACAAATATCTTGAATGATCTGGCTGTCGTGAATTATGTTCCGTTTGATTCGGATACAATCGGGAATCCGGCCTTGGATGTGGGAGATATCCTTTCCTTTACCGGCGGACAGGCGGATGCTACAAAGTATGCCTGCATTACATCAAACAGCATCAAGATCGGCGGCAGGCAGAGCATCAAGTGCGTAGGGAAGAATCCGAAGCTGTCCCAGGCGAAGAGTAAGAATGATAAAAATATCTCCGGGCTTCTGGCTCAGATCGAGGCAGGGAAGATCGGGATCCATACCTTCACCAATGCATCGGCATTCACGGTGGCAGATGTGGATACGAAGATCATTTCTATCGAGTTTGCCACCACAGAAGCGAACCATGCGCAGTTCTTCGGTCAGGTGATCGTGGATGTGACGGCTCAGCCGGTGACAAGATCTGTGACGGCCTCCGGGGATGTGGTGATTCCGTCTGTCCCGGTTGATGGGCTGCCAGTGGATCCGGATGATCCGGAGGAAGAGCCGGTGGTGATCGGCAGCACGGAAGAGCAGACGATAACGGTAGCTCTTCCGATGAGTTGGCAGGAAGATGGTCATGCGGATGTCATCTTTTCCTTTGAGTTCAATAACCAGATGATCCCGGTGCATTATCCGCAGGAGAACTGGCATTCAGGAAGGCATACGATCCTCCTGTATTATCCGATCGAGGATGTTGTGCCGAACTATACGAATATCTTCAATGTCTATATGCGGTGCGAAGGCGGCACGGCTGCGGTAGATACCGGGATGTGCATTGCTTCCATTTCCGGCCAGAGCATGGGTGCAAGCGCGGCATGGGATGGCAGGATCGATATTGAGGAATATATTGATCTGTTCAGGATTGGCAATGGTTCACAGACTGACAGGCTCCAGGTGAAGGCGTTTACCGAGAATGAAGTCTGGGAGATCAAAGAAACCGTGAAGCGGTTCTATTCGGATGTGAAATCCGGAAGGACGGCTGTGGGCGGATTCGCTATGCCAGTGGATGTGCCGGGAAGCAATAGTTAGGAGGCTTTTATGAAGAGATATACAGGAAATCTGACCATTGAGTTGGAGGATGTGAACACGGGGACGGTTGAAACCGTCTCCGAAACAAATATGGTGACGAATGCGGTGAATGACATTCTGGGAGTGAATCCGATGGGTGTCATGTATAAGGCGGGCGGCCAGTATGATGATTCCCTGACATGGAATGATGAGCTGCTTCCGATCTGCCCGAACATGATCGGAGGCATCCTGCTTTTTCCGAGTTCTATCACGGAACAGGCGGATAACCTTTATCTGCCGTCAACGAATCTGCCGGTGGCTTATGCGTCCAATGACGTCAACGCCACGGCAAATACGAAAAGGGGAAGCATGAACCTGACGGAGAGCATGGCTCTTACCAACGGGTATAAGTTTGTCTGGGAGTTCACGCCTTCTCAGGGTAACGGCACGATTGCGGCGGTGGGCCTTACTTCCAAGCATGGAGGGGCGAATGCTTATGGCTCTGATGTGGCGGTGGATACCACGCTGCTTCAGATCAAGAAGGTCAGCCTGGATGATGAGGATGGTTTCATCAATGACCTGTTCCGCTGCGTGACGGTGGATTTTACCAACGCGAAGCTGTATTCCCTGTCTTATGAGAGTAACACGGTGACGATCAAGCGGTACAGGATACCGGTGTTTGATATCGGGCTGAATGAGAAACTGGATGATAGTACGCTTTCTCTTGAAGATACCACGGTTCTGCAGTGCAGTACGTTCCATTTTTATGGAAGCTATACGCCGTATGGTATTTTCATGGATGGCGGCGATGGCTACTGGTACGGACTTGCCAATCAGGGAAATTCTTCCGGATCCGCCACGGTGCTGTGGATCAAGATCAGGAAGAGCGATTATACCTTCACGGAAGGAAGCTGGACGCTTTCCAATGCGACGCTGATGACGATGGGAAGTTTTAAGGAAGGATCCAGTTATCCGTCAGGGAACAGAAGCGCGGTTGTGAGAAACGGATATCTGTATGTTCCTTCGTATGACAAGACTGGGATCTACAAGATTAATATTTCCAACAGCACGGATGTGACGCTGATCTCGCTTGGCTTTACATCGGCGATGAGGTGTCTTGGTGAGACCGGAAGTTGCGACTGCTGTATGTCGATCATAAACGATATCATCATCGGCTATGATTTTGAGATCGATGTGAATGATAATGTGATCGCGACCTATGCTGGCACGAGATGCGGGAACGTATCCACGCCGTTCTTCCAGTACAAGGAATATGTATTTGCATGGGGCGGCGCTTATCTGAACCAGTACAGATACACATGGATCCTGACGCCGTATCTGGCGACAATCAGTAATCTGTCGCAGGCGGTGGTGAAGAATGCGGATAAGACGATGAAGATCACTTATACGCTGACGGAGCAGACGGTCAGTTCGTAGGCTTCGGTTAACTGAATAATGGTGCGCAAGGGGTGGCTTAGGCTGCCTCTTTTGTTTGGGCGGTATTCCTGGTAGGGAGCCGCCTATTTTAATGCAGAAATGGAGGGATTTGCGATGAAAGAGTTTTGGAATGTGATACAGGCGATCTTTGCGGCTGTGGGCGGATGGCTTGGGTATTTCCTTGGTGGATGCGACGGGCTTTTGTATGCGCTTCTGGCTTTCGTGGTGCTGGATTACATCACCGGGATCATGTGCGCGGTTGCGGATAAGAAGCTTTCGTCTGCCGTGGGCTTCAAGGGAATCTGCCGGAAGGTGCTGATCTTTGCGCTTGTCGGCATCGGGCATCTGCTTGATACACAGGTGATAGGGAGCGGGAGCGTTTTAAGGACAGCGATCATTTTTTTCTATATCTCAAATGAAGGATTGTCGTTGGTGGAGAATGCAGCATATCTGGGACTTCCGATTCCTACGAAGCTGCACAAGGTGTTGGAGCAGCTCCATGACAGGGCGGAGAAGGAAGATGAGAAAAAGGATGGTGAGAAATAATGGCATTCACGAATAGTTCTATGGTGGTTTATAAGAAGCTTTCTCCGAATCATTCCGGGCAGAGGACGCACAGCATTGACCGGATCACGCCACATTGTGTGGTCGGCCAGTGTACGGCAGAAGGACTTGGAGAGTGGTTTGAGAAGAAGTCCACGCAGGCATCCAGCAACTACGGCATCGACCGGGATGGCAGGGTGGCTCTGTATGTGGAAGAGAAAAACAGGTCTTGGTGTTCTTCTTCCAGCGCGAATGACCAGAGGGCAATCACGATCGAGTGCGCATCCGATACCACGGAGCCTTTTGCTTTCAGGGATGTGGTGTATCAGACTCTAATCAAGCTTTGCATCGATATCTGCAAGCGCAACGGGAAGAACAAGCTGATCTGGTTCGGAGATAAGGACAAGACGCTGAATTATTCTCCGAAGAGCGGGGAGATGATCCTGACGGTTCACAGATGGTTTGCCAATAAAAGCTGTCCGGGAAACTGGATGTACGCGAGGATGGGGGATCTGGCTGAGAAGGTGACGAAGGCTCTGCAGGGATCCTCTGATTCCGGTGAATCAGGTTCAAAAGGAACGCAGGCATCGATTCTGAAGAACCTGTCTGAGGCGGATGCGATCAAGAAGGTCGGTGCACTGTTTACGGCAGATCAGAAGAAGAGCGGCATCCTGGCATCGGTATCGTTGGCTCAGTTTATTCTGGAATCCGGATATGGAAAGTCGGAGCTTGCTCAAAACTCCAACAATATCTTCGGGATGAAGTGCAGCCTGTCCGGAAACACCTGGAGCGGTTCAAGCTGGGATGGCAAGAGCAAGTACACGAAGAAGACGCAGGAACAGCACACGGATGGAAGCTATGAGACGATTACGGCTGATTTCCGTAAGTATCCCTGCATTGAGGATTCGATCGCTGACCATTCCGCTTATCTGCTTGGTGCGATGAATGGAAAGAAGCTGAGATATGACGGGCTGAAGGGCTGCACGGATTATAAGAAGGCTGTCCAGATCATCAAGGACGGCGGCTATGCCACGAGCCTGACTTATGTGGAGAAGCTTTGCTCCATCATTGAGAAGTGGAACCTGACACAGTATGATGTGAAGGATTCCGGCGGCGGTGAAGTGATCCGTTGGTACCGCGTCAGGAAGACATGGGCTGACAGCAAGACGCAGAAGGGCGCATATAAGATTCTGGACAATGCGAAGAAGTGCGCTGACCAGAATCCGGGATATAAGGTGTTCGACGCGGACGGCAAGGTGGTGTATGAGCCTAAGGCTGCGGAACCTGCTGTGAAAGTGCCGTTTCTTGTGAAGGTCAGCATTTCTGATCTGAATATCCGCAAAGGTCCGGGGACGGACTACGGCAGGGTTCAGTTTTGCCCGGTTGGAGTTTATACCATTGTGGAAGTGAAGTCCGGTAAGGGGTCAACGGCTGGATGGGGAAGGCTGAAGAGCGGGATTGGATGGCTGAGTTTAGATTTCTGCCAGAGAGTATAG